GCAGCGTATTAGCGCAGGTGGCGCGTGTCGCGGCTCGCGACGTCATCGTGGTCTTTTGCCGCATGCGCGACTTTGGCTGAATTGCGACGGCTTTCGGCGTGATGGGAACCGGGCGGTGTGGCGCGCGCCCAATCGTGGCTGTGGACCAGGCCGTCGTCGAAGAAATCACAAGTGGGGGCCGCATAGGTCATTGGGGGTCACTCCATCGCCGCGCATTGCGTGGAGCTATACCTAGGTGCGCCGCGGACGGCATGCATCTCACGAAGACGGCGCGGCGGCGGAATGCTGCAAACCGTTTAGCCGCACGGTGTGTGAAGGTGTAAAGCGTGTAAAGGTGCGGCTGCCGCACGGTGTGTCCGCGGTTCTTGGCCTTTCACTTGCTGGCGGGGCTGCCTGACAGTTTTCGCGCCGTCCTGAGAAGAAATTGCCGGTCGGCGTCATCGCAGGTTCGATAGAGCCGCAAGAGCGCGAGCTCATCGCCGGTGATGTCGCTATGCGGCTGCTGGCCCTGCAGCAGGTATTCAACGTTCGTGGATAGGGCTTCGGCAACACGGGTGAAGTTGCCGCGGAGCTGGCCGGCACGGTCGGTTTCCCATTGCGCAACCGCACTGCGGCTGACGTCGCAGGCGGCCGCGAGGTCGTCCTGCGTCATGCCCTGGCTGCGTCGCAAGGCGCGGATGCGGGCGCCAACCGTTTCGTCTGAACTGCGCATGCGATGGGAATACGGTATTCAGCCTAACATTACCAGACAAAAAGATTGACTGCTGAGAGTTAGTGTGTATAACTAACTGTGGTAGTCAGGAGCATCGGCATGCAGACGAGAGTAGTGTGGACAACGGCGCTGGATGCAAGGTTGCGCGCGTTGCGACGCGCCGGGCTGAGCTGGGAGCAGGTAGCCCTAGAGCTGACGCTCGGATGCAGCAAAGTGCGTGAGCGCGGCCGACGGATCGGCGCGGTGCGGCGGCGCACGCTGGCGTGCGTGGTGGTGGCGGAATCGGGCGATCGGCCCGCCCACCCGCCTGGCCACCCGACCAGTTGGGGCTTGCTGACCGACGGTACGGTGCTGGCCGGGCAACCTTATCCCTACCCCGTTTTCCTATAAGGAACAAATCATGAACAATTCTATATTGGCGCCGTGTGGGGTGGCCGCGAACGACAAGCTGGACGCCGCGTTCGTCGTCTATCGGCTGGAAGAGGCCGGCGCGACGCTGCTGGCGCTGCCGAATACCGGCCATTCGACCCGGCTGCGCACGTCGCAGCTTGACGTGGTGCATACCGCGCTGGAGGCCTATGGCTGGGACCGCGGGCGCGTTCGGCCCGCCATACCGTCGGCCAGCCGCATTTCACGCATGGATGAGGCACTGGGCTGGATCGCGCATATTCCGAACGACCGCTATGTGCTGCGGCGTATTGTGGGCGCACGGAGCCTGGTGAGCCCGGTGACGGAACGGCATCTCTATTCTTGGCGACGCCTCGGGTCGGTGATCGGTGCTGACCACAAGGCGGTGCAGCGGTGGCACGCGCATGGCATTGACATGGTTGTTTCCGCTCTGCTGGCACTGCGCCGCATAGAGGGGGTGCGTGGCGTGTCGCGTGGCATCGCGCCGTCACCCTGACACGGGCGCGAGCGTGACCCGGTAGCGGCAGCGTGGCGTGACGTATGTGCCGGTGATCTTGTCGGCGGCGAGTTTGCCGGTGAAGGTGAGCCGGTAGGGCCCTTGCGTCGCGCCGCGCATGTCCTGCGTGGCCTCAATATCGCCGGCCGCGTTGAGGGTGCCGCGCAGGATCAGGACGCCATCCTGCGGCACAAATTCCACCGACGATGCGTGACGCACGAGCAGCGTGCGCGCGGCGGTGTCACAGGTTCCAGCAAGGGGCGTCAGACTTCCCACATACCGGGATGGCACGTCGTCGGCGCAGCCGGCGAGCGCGATGCACAGCACGGAGAGCGGCAGCAAACATCCAATGATATCATAGGTGTAGGATAAATATCCTGATTTCCGCATTTTTTCCTTGCCCACATGCCCCAAGTTTTTGTATGTTTAGCTCAACGATGGCGGTTTGCGCGCCGATATGGTCGTTGCCTCAAAGCAGCGTGGCGGCGACTTGCGGCTTGGCTTGGCCCGCGGCGCATCGAAAAGCAGTCGACCACGCGAATATTGCGGCACCGGTTATTCACCGTAAAGCGACATTTCGCGGCGGCGGCTGCGGCATCATGAGAGATGAACAGTTTGACCCTTTGCGCAACGCCGTTCGATGGCGAGCGGGATTTGCGACGGGACGTGCGGTCGAATTTCCCGGCATGGGCCAGATTTGTGCTCGGACTACAGGGGCTGGCGCCGGCGCGACACCATCTGCGCATTGCGGCGGAACTTGAGGCGCTGACACGTGGCGAGACCACGCGGCTGATGGTATTGCTGCCGCCCGGTTCGGCGAAAAGCACGTTTGCGAGCCTGCTGTTTCCGGCCTGGTGGATTGCGTTGCACCCGGACGCTTCGGTGATTACGGCATGCCATACGGCGGGACTGGCCGAACATTTTGGCCGCGGCGTGCGGACGCTGCTGACCGAGCATGCGGCACGCATGAAGGTGGATATCAGGCCGGATGCCCGCGCGGCTGCGCGTTTTCTGACCGGCCGGGGCGGTGCCTATTTCGCCATCGGCGTGCATGGCGCGGTGACCGGTCGGCGCGCGGACCTGGCTATCATTGATGACCCGGTACGTTCTTTTATTGACGCGGAAAGTCTGGCGGCGCGGGACCGGTTGTGGAATTGGTATCGATCGGAACTTATTACTCGATTGAAGCCGAACGCCAGAACGGTTCTGGTGATGACGCGATGGCACAACGATGACCTTGCGGGACGCCTGTTGGAACAGGGCACGTGGACGATTTTGCGGCTGCCGGCCTTGGCGGAAGCGGGCGATCCGATGGGCCGTGCGCCGGGTGAGGCATTGTGGCCGGAATGGGAAGATCGTGACGCGTTATTGGCCAAGCAGATACAGATTGGCGAAAGCGGGTTTGCCGCGCTGTTTCAGCAGTCGCCGCATATTGGGCACGGCCGGGTATTTCATGTTGAAGACTTCAAGCTGATTGATGAGGCGCCGGCGGGGATAACCGTGCGCGCCTGGGACCTGGCGGGCACGGCCGATCCGCGAGGGGATCCGGATTGGACCGCCGGCGTGAAGTTGGTGCGTGATGAGGCCAATGGTTTCGCCGTGTTGGATGTACGGCGAACACGGGCCGATTCGGTCGCCGTGGCGGCGTTGATTAAGGAGGTTGCTCACCAGGACGGTGCTTCCGTGGCGATTGGCTTGCCACGGGATCCCGGGCAGGCTGGCGTTTATCAGGCTGCAATGCTGACACGGATGCTCGCTGGATTTCGCGTGGTGAGCAGCACAGAGTCCAAGTCCAAGATGGAACGTGCATGGCCGGCCGCGTCACAAGTTAACAACGGACATGTGGGGTTGCTGCGTGCTGCATGGAATGCACCGTTCCTGGACGAGCTGAATTTGTTTCCGGTGGGACGCAAGGATGATCAGGTAGATGCTCTATCAAGGGCTTTCAGCATGCTGACGAGCGATGTGAAACCCGCACATTACGCGTCGCTCCCATTCTTAGGACGGTAGGATATTGGCGTGTTCAGCAGCATTTGCGAGCTCATTCCCTTTGACCGCGACTTTCCAACCCGAACGCGGCGGCTTGATGTGTTCAAACGGGTGCTGGACGGCACGCTGTATGATGCATTGCCGTACGAGTTTCACGAGGAGCGCACCGGCGGCGGCGAATATATCCCATTACGACAACGCCGGCCGTCGGTACGGTATGCGCTGGCGCGCATTGTTGTCGAAGATAGTTCGGCGTTGCTGTTCAGTGATGGTCACTTCCCTACCATTGATTCTCCCGATCGGGCGGTGCGCAGCGTTTTGGCGGCATTGGTGCGTGGCACGCGGCTGAACGCGGTTATGGGCGAGGCGGTGCGGCGCGGCAGCATAGGCTCGGTTGCTATTCTGGTGCGCGTTCTCGGGCGCCGGATTTTTCTGGATGTGCTCGATACCATTTTTCTAACCCCGGTATGGGACACACAGTCGCCGGACAGTCTGCTGCGCGTGACCGAGCGCTACAAGGTTTCGGGCATTGACTTGATCGGGCAAGGATATGAACGCCTGGAACCCGATACAATGTATTGGTTTGTGCGATGCTGGGACAGGTTGTGGGAAACATGGTATGTTCCAGTACCGGTCAGCGTCGGCGAACCGCTGGAGGTGGACGAGGGACGCAGCGTGCGTCATGGCCTCGGGTTTGTGCCGGTGGTATGGATACGTAACTTACCCGGCGGGATCGGTGTTGACGGAAACTGCACATTTCAGGCAGCGATAGAAACATCGATTGAAATTGACTATCAACTGAGCCAGGCCGGGCGCGGCTTGAAATATAGTAGCGACCCAACATTGTTGATCCGCGAGCCGGCTGGTTTGGACGGACAGGTGGTGCGCGGTGCGGCGAACGCCCTGGTGGTCAGCGAAAAGGGTGACGCCAAATTACTGGAAATTGGCGGGACAGCGAGCCAGGCGGTGATCGAGTATGTGCGGACATTGCGACAACTCGCGCTGGAAAATATTCACGGCAATCGCGCCGATGCCAATCGCTTGACTGCACCAGCGAGCGGGCGGGCGCTGGAGCTGATGAACCAGGGCTTGTTGTGGTTGGCCGACAGCCTTCGCGTCAGTTACGGCGAAGCGGGAATCTTGGCGGTCTGTCGCATGATGCTGCGCGCGGTGCACCGGTTTCAGATCAGCGTTAATGGAATGTCTGTAGCGGACATCGATCCGGACGCCGCTTTGACGTTGCGGTGGCCGGATTGGTATCCGGCTGATGCATTGGAGCGCCAACGCGATGCGCAGACGCTGGCATCGCTTGTTAGTGGCGGCCTGTTGTCGCGCGAAACTGCACTCCAGATCCTGTCATCTACGTACGATATAGACGATATACCCGCCGAATTGGCGCGCATGAAAAGTGAGACTGCCCGATGAGTGACATGGGAAAGCCTTTAGACCCTACTGAAGAGATATCTACGCTGCGCGCTCATAATGATTTGTTGCAGACAGAACTGCGCGAAACCCAGCTCACCGCCGATCGAAGATTAATTCATGCAGAATTAAAGAGTGAGGCTTTGCGGAACGGCATCGTCGATCTGGATGGGCTTAAACTGATCGATCCGCAAGACGTTACTGTGGACGAGAACGGCATGGTGACGGGTGCTGCCGCGGTGATTTCCCGGCTGCAGCGCGATAAGCCGTGGCTGTTCAGTACTGGTAACTCCAGCAGCCTGGCGACCGCGCCGCCGAGCACACCGAGCCGCACAAAGCTTGCTACCGAAATGACACTCGATGAGTGGCGCGCGGCGCGGATTGAATTGCTGCGACGACGGTAGTGACGCTCTAGCAGCACTAGCGTTAGAAATACTGTCTTTTATATTCATATGGCAGGGGCATTGCCCTTGCTCTTTGTGGGGGCTTTCATGGGTATTCAGAATTTTCCCGCTGCGCTGCAGCCGATTATTCAGCAAGGGTTCCTGGAGCGGGAATTCCAGCAGGCGCTTACTTCGCGCCTCGGCTACCGCGCGGTGGCCGATCGTGAGGAATTTGCCGTAGGCATAGGTGAGACGCTGACGAAGACCCGGGCCGGTTTGCGCCCGGCAGTGACAACGCCGCTCGCGCCGGCGACAAATACTAATCTGGATAATGGGCTGACGCCAGGCAATTGGGGTGTTGAACAATATACGTTGACGCTGAATAACTATGCATCGACGATGGATTTGAACGTGGTGACGAGCCGTGTTGGCATTGCGAGCCAGTTTTTGCAAAATGCCTACGTCAACGGCGAGCAGGCGGCGCGCAGTCTCGATGATCTTGCGCGTAACGCTCTATTTGGTGCCTATTTTGGTGGAAACACGCGGGTTCGGGCAACGCTCTCCAGCCCCGGCGCGGTTGTTAGTGTAGATGACGTGCGTGGATTTCAAACGGTTTTTGTCAACGGCGTGCAGCAGGCTGTGTCCGCCAGCAATCCGTTGGCGGTCACGGTCGGGTCCGATGCATATAGCGTCATTGGCGTAGCGGTAGACACGACGAATGTATCGACGACGCCAGGTGGTCTTTCCGGGACGTTGACTTTCGGATCCAATATGTCCGTCGCTGATGGAACCGCCGGCAACACGGTGCTGGCCGGGACGGCGCCGTTGATCCTGCGACCGAATGCACGGGGCAATACCAGCCTGCTGCAGGCTGGTGATACGCTGGCGATGTCTAATATTCTTGATGCGGTCGCCAATCTACGTGTCAATGCGGTGCCTGATATTGATGGTGCTTATAATTGTTACCTGGACCCGATCAGCGCCAGACAATTGTTCGCTGATCAGGATTTTCAGCGACTTTTCATTGGCACCACGTCCGCTGTGGAGGTTTTCCGGCCTGGGCAGGGCGTTGTCAATGAGTTCCTTGGCCTGCGTTTCGTGCTGACGAACGAATCCTATGTCCAGCCGGCGACGGCGGTTGCGGGTGCTGTAATACGCCGACCGATTGTGGTTGGGCAGGGTGCGCTGATCGAGGGTGATTTTGCCGGTATGGCGGCCGATGATGTGGCGCCGGCGAACTCGATCGTGTCGCTGGTTGATGGCGTTTGCATGGTGACACGTGAACCGATCGACCGGCTGCAACAGATCATTGCGCAGTCCTGGTATTGGATTGGTGGATTTTGCGCGCCATCCGATACGACGACCAATAGTACGACGGTCGCGACCGCTACGAACGCAAACTATAAACGGGCGGTGATGATCGAGCACATCGGATAGATTTGATCACAGAGCACGAGTTTCTCGTGGCCGGTGCGATGCGCCGTAGCAGCAGGCCGGAGCGCCCATGTTTACTGACCAGCAGAAAACTGATGTGCGCAGGCATTGCGGTTATCCGGCCTATGGCAGCGCACCGGACGGCAATATGGGGTGGCGGTTCTTTACGGCGTATGGCGCATTGGAGTATCGCCTCAATAATTTGAGCACATCTGAAACCACAATCATTGTGGGTTATCTTGCGACATTGAATCAACTGGAATCTGTAGTGCCGATGGCATCGGAGAATCTGGACAGTGACGGGGCGGCTGGATGGCAGCATAATCGTTATGAAGTTGCCGATAGATTGCGGTTGCTGGATGCATGGCGGCGGCGGCTATGCGCCTTTCTGGGGGTACCGCCTGGCGAGGGGTTGGGGTTGGCCGGTGTTAGCTGGGTGGTATGATGGACGGGGCCGCATTACAGAACCTGATAAGTAAAGGATGGGGAACTGCCGCGCGGCGGACGGGACTTCCTTATGTTCTGTATCACCCGTGCGGGTTGACCAATCCGCTTGGCACGCGAAACAGGGTGATTAAACTGAACGCAGTGCTTGAGCCATCCCGCGACGGGACCAACGGGTATGGCGGGGTGCTTTGGCGGGCGGTGTTCGACACGCTTTACAGTAGAGAAGGTGATTATCTGCAAGGACCGGAGGGCATTTTTTTTATTGCTTCACAAATTAATCTGCAACCGGCGCTTTGTGTGCGGACCAGCAACGCCGTCACGCTGGCGCGTGCTTGCCCCGCCGTGAGCGGGAGCTATAGTGGATTCGTTGCAGATACGGCAAATGTGGTTCTTGCCGGATGGCCTGCCCTGCTGACGGCGGGCGCGACGCGTATAAGCGGCACATTGCCAGAGGCGCATTTCGGCAATTGGACCGCATTTTTTCCCACACTCCCGATCGTCCCGCAGGTGGCCGATATTCTGACAGACGATCTCGAACGCCGATTCATTGTTGGGACGGCACAGCTGAGCGTGCTCGGGTGGCGGTTGGCACTGCGCCAGGTTGATGGATAGTGGCGGGTGAGGCCAGTTTCGACACGTAACGCCATTATTTTGTCACCAGATGTCCGGAGTTGCGAGAATGCTGCCAGGCGAGTTGCACGTGCTGACTGCGCGCTTCAATCCCTTGCGATGGGCAGCGCCGGACAGACATTATAATGACTGGGTCGAGCATATACTCGACAGCGGGGCGAAGCTGACGGTTGTTGAAGTTCAGTACGGAAAACGGCCATTCACATGTATGCGGCCGCACGTCCATCATGTTGGGCTGCGGGCCGATAGCTGGTCCTGGAGCAAGGAATGCGCGCTGAATGAGGGTATCAAGCGGCTGCCCGAGGCTGAGTATATTGCGTGGGGTGACGCCGACATATGGCACCGCAAATCCGGCTGGGTCGCGGAGACTGTCGAATATCTTCAGCATTACCGAGTCGTGCAAACCTGGACACGGGCGCTGGACCTGGGGCCGCATGACGATTTGATCGGCGTTCATACCTCATTCTGTGCACAATATCAGATCGGCGCGCCATTGGCTGCCGAGGGCAAGAATTTCTGGACGTTCGAGGGCGGCTACGCGACCTATCCGCATAGCGGGTATTTTTGGGCATGCCGACGGGAGTTCCTGGACTGGACCGGCGGATTGTTTGAACTTGCAGGCATGGGAAGTGCCGATCATCATATGGCACTGGCGCTGGCTGGCCTGGTGGAGCGGAGTTATCCGTCTGGCACGAGCGATTCCTATCGCGCTCATCTGCAGCGATGGGAACGCCGCGCGCGACTGTTTGTGAATGGTCGTATTGCAGCGTTACCTGGAATTATTGAGCATCGATTCCACGGGTCGAAGCAGCGGCGGGGTTATCTTGATCGCTGGGACCTTTTTGTAAGGCATGGCTTCGATCCGGACACCGATCTTAAGCGTAATAGCTGGGGTGTGCTCGAGTGGGCCGGCAACAAGCCGGAGCTGGAGCGCGAATGGGACCTGTATCTGCGGTCCCGGCGCGAGGACGATAATTGTCTGTGAGGCGATAGCGTGGCGGAACTTGCGGATGTCGAACAGGCACTTGTTGACGTCCTGATCGCCGCGTCGTACCCGAACGGGCCTGATTCGTTGAGCAGTGCGGGCGTGCCGGTTCGCATATATCGCGGCCGGCCGACCAACGCGGCGTTGATCGCGGATCGCACGACCGGCACTGTCGATGTGAGCGTTTTTCCGTTGGCGGAGGCCACGCGCAATACCACACGGTGGGGCGTGCAGGTGAGCGTGCTGCCGTCCCCCTCTACGCTGACGGTCGGCGTCAGTGGGAATTCGGCGAATTTTGCGGGTGTTGCCATCTCCGGTGATTTGGGTGGCGCACTGATCAATTACGATCAAGCATTTGTTTATCAGGCGCAGGCAGGTGATTCCGCCGCATTGGTGGCAGCAGCTTTGGGGGCGGCCATACGTGCCTCCATGATATGCTCGGTGACAGGCGCGACACTGACTGTTCCAGGTGCGTTCAACCTGGTGGCGCGAACTGCATCTCGGGCGCAGGCCTTGCAGGAGTGGAGCCGACAAGAACAAGGATTTCAGATATCAATCTGGGCGCCGACGCCGGTGATCCGCGATCGGATAGCGCAGGTGATCGGCGCCGCGCTGACGCAGATCAACTTTCTGACTTTGGCCGATGGCACCGGCGGGCGGCTGCGCTACCGTGCGACGGCAAATTTCGACGGCGACCAAGCTGCGTCCATGTATCGCCGCGATCTGACATTTGATGTCGAGTACGGAACCACTGTCATGACCAGCAGTCCGACGATGCTGTTTGGCGATCTGGACTGTAATAGCACAACAATTTTTGCGTAAGGAAATATTGTGATGGGTGGGGCTCTGGTTGTCGTGCGGCCGTTCGGACAGTTCAAGATTGGCGCGTTGATCGATGATCCGGCGCGGATCAAGGCGACGCTGGCGGGCGAGCACGCGCATTATGTGGTGCGCGTGGCTGATCTCTCCAATGGTGTTGCGAAAACCCGGGGGAATTGACGATGCCAATCTATCAGCAAGGCAGCTTGAATACGACAGCACTTATTGTGCCTGATCTTTATGTACAGATTGTTCCGCCACAAAATCTGTCATTGAATGGCGTGCCGACGAATACGATTGGAATGGTCGGGACTTCAAGTTGGGGGCCGGTGAACCAGCCCGTGATTGTCGGGACGATGGCGGACTATGCGACCTCGTTTGGACCCGTGGTGGTTCGAAAATATGACATGGGGACGAACGTTGCGACTGCTGTGCAACAGGGCGCGTCCGCGTTCCGCTGTGTACGGGTGAGCGATGGGACCGATACCGCGGCGTCATACGCGATTGCGCCGTTGAACGGTGCGTTTTCACTTGGCTTTACGGCGCGCTACACGGGTGTGCTGGGAAATTCGATCACCTTCTCACTCGGTGCGGGTTCGAATCCGATGACCTGGCGGCTGACGATTGCGCTACCTGGCCGGGTGCCGGAATTGTTCGACAACATAGCCGCGCCATCGCCGACCATATTTTGGCAAAATCTAGCGAGTGCGGTGAACAACGGGATGGGTCCGCTGCGCGGAAACTCGCAGCTTGTCGTGGCCAGCCTGGGCACGCCGGCCGCGCTGGAAACGCCGCCGGCGGTGATAGCTGGGCAGCCGTTGCTGGGCGGCACCGACGGCGCCGGCGCTGCTGTGACGGCTGCGACATTGGTTGGTCAGGAGACAAGTCTGCCGCGGACTGGCATGTATGTGCTGCGCGGCCAGGGTTGCAGCATTGGCGTGCTGTGCGATTCGGATGATCCAACGCAGTGGAACACACAGGCGGCGTTTGGCAGTTCCGAAGGCATATATATGATTCTGACGGGGCCTGCTGGAGATAACCTGAATAACGCGGCAGCAACAATACAGCAATCCGGGCTCAATGCCGTCTACTCCGCAAAGCTTATGTTTGGGGACTGGATTTACTGGTTCGACCAGACAAACGCCGTTACGCGCATTGTCTCGCCGCAGGGCTTCGTCGCCGGATTATTGGCTAACATGTCGCCCGAGCAATCGAGCCTTAACAAGCCGCTCTACTCTATCATCGGCACACAGAGTTCGGGCACGCCTGGGACCAGTCAATTCGCGACCTATAGCGATGCCGAACTTCAATTTCTGTTCCAAAATGGGATTGACGTTATTACGAACCCGCAGCCCGGCGGGGCATATTGGGGCGTGCGCTGCGGGCATAATACGTGCATTGATCCGGCAACCAATGGCGACAATTATAGCCGTATGACCAATTTCATCGCAGCGACGCTTGCCGCAGGGATGGGGCAATTCGTGGGCCAGGTGATAAATGCGGGTCTGTTCAATCGGATCAGGGCAACACAATTGAGTTATCTGAACGCTCTGTATGGTCAGGGTATTTTGGGAAGCATTGATGGATCGCTGCCATTTTCGGTGATCTGCGATAGTACTAATAATCCGATCAGCCGCACCAGCCTGGGTTATGTGCAGAGTGACGCGCAAGTGCAGTTCCAAGGCATAAATGAGAAGTTTATCGTAAATGTTGAAGGCGGGCAGACCGTTGTCGTTCAACGGCAGATTCTGCCGGCAAGCTGATTTACCCAGCATCACGTAGCGTCGAAGTCCTGCCGCTCGCGGAGGCTGTGCTGAGCAACGCCTTTTGCTGCAGGCACAGAGTCCGTTGCGTAAGCGGTGCCACGAGATCCCTCGGCATATTCGGGAGTATATTATGCGGAAGATCGTGCTTATGATATTGGTGAGTTCGGCTGCGTGTTTGGCCGGGTGCGCCAATACGGCTCAGAACGAGGCCGATTTGGCGGCGGCGTATGATGTCGCGGCGGCTGCCGAGCAAGCCTATGCCGCTGACCCGAGCGCCAATCCTGATACGGTGAAGCAGGCGGCGGCGTTGCTGGCGTCGGCCCAGGCAGCTCTTATCGCCTGGCAGAACGCGCCTGCCGGCAGCACCACAGAGGCGACGGCGCTATCTGCCGCGATTGCGGCACTGGTCGCCTTCGAAGCGCAGATTGGTCAATCCGCGGCCACGCAGCATGCCGCGCGAGAGTGCGACCCAACCAATCCGTTCTGCGACGATGGGGTGCATCGCGGCTGATTTCGATGAAGACTCGCCATGGGCGTGCTGGCCCAAGGCGCCTTGCCGATGAAGCTGAGACATTGCTCGGCCCGCACGGAGTATGTTCGCCATGCCAATCAACTCTTTTTCGATCGGCCGTGACTGTCAACTGGTTGTCATGGGCCCGTTCGGTCGCGTCGACCTCACCTACGTGACAGGCTTTGAGAGCCGGCAGATTACGCAATCGGTGAGACTGGACCGCCTGGATGGTGTGCCGATGGGCGCGGAGTTGCCGAAAGGCTGGGAAGGCAGCTTTGAGGTTGAACGCGGCACAAGTGCCGTGGACGACTTCATTTCCGCAGCGGAAGCGGCTTTCTTTAACGTAGGCGCGCTGCAAGCGGGCACGGTATATCAGTATATCGCGGAAGTGGACGGTTCTACATCAACTTATCAATATAGCGGTGTGGTGTTCAAATTAGCGAATTCAGGATCGTGGCGCGGCGACGCCAGCGTGCGGCAGAAGCTTGAATTTTATGCGACGCAACGGCAGCGCCTGTGATGGACAGCCCGAGCAGTCGAATCGTTGCTGACGCGGCAGCGGGCATCATCGTCCGTGACGCATTGGGGCGACAACTCAGCGTGCGCCGCTTGTCCGCGCTGGATCGTTTGCGTTTATTCAAGGCGGTCGGCCCGGAGCTGGCGCAGAATGCTCCCTATCTCGGTATGGCGATGCTTGCGGCGTCGGTGACTGCGATCGATGATATACCGGTGCCGGCGCCGGTTCGCGAGGGCCAGTTGGAGGCGCTGGTGCAAAGGCTGGGTGACGAAGGCTTGTCGGCAGCCGCGGACGCATTTTCCGGCGCGCCATCGGAAACCGAGGAGCTCGTTCACGCGGGAAACTTAGTCGGCATCCCGATCTGATTGACTGCCTATATCTGGTCAAGAGCGGGGTGCCATTTGACGTTGCGTTTTCGCTGGCGCCGGCTGACAGGCTGGCGTGGATTGTCGTGTTCGGTCAGCTTGATGGGTTGGTGTATGACTGGGACGAGGGGCGCTGGCTGGGTTGAGTTCGTCAGGCCACCGGAAGACTGGGGGGGTAAAGCCCCCCGGCGCCGCTGCGCCTGGATCAGTATAAATGCAATATCTGCATTGCGGATGTTGCGATCGGCAAAGTAGCGCCGGGGGTAATTGGGAGGGGACGGCTTCGTCCCACCCATTGTTCTTCTGCTTCATCCTATGACGTGCACCGCAATGAGATACTTGAGCAAGAATCAACAGGAGATGGCGTGTGAGTAAGCGGAGCGATCGCGACGTCGGTGGCGTGGCGCCGCGCTGGGTCGTGTCGGCGGTCTCTCTCGGACAGCGCGCACTTGGGCACGTTGACGCTGCGTCAGGCCGTTTGGGTCATGCCATTTCGACTTCGGCCCTGAGTGTTCAGGGTGCGGGGCGGTCTGCCGCAGTGGTTTCGAAGCGGTCCGGGCAGCTCGGAAGCCCGGTGTCGCATGCGACGGGTACGCCGTTCGCGCCCGGTGAGCCGAGTGATGCTGTCGGCCAGAAAAGCTTGGAGTCGCAACAGCGAAACGGACTGAAACAGGACCAGCATTCGCGGCCCTCGGACGGGAAGGTGGGCCGGAATTGGGGCAGCGGCGGCAGCGAGCCGACGGACGGCGGCACACGCGCGGTTCGCCCGAGCATGGCGGTTTTGACCGGTTCTGGCGGCGGCGCGCGTCGGCCGATGATCGGTGATTTCGCCGATCGGACGGCGGTGCAGCCGGCGGCGCCCGGGCGGGATGGCGGTGCCGGCGAGATGTCACGGCGCGTTTTTGTTGCGATGGGAGCGGTGGCAGGCGCGTCGCCTGATGCGCAAATGCCCGTTACGCGGCGGCCGCGTGGCGATATGTCGGCGTCGGATAGAAGCGTAATGGTCCAGCGTGGCGTGGCGGCGATCAGCGCTGCAACGCCGCCGACGGCGTTGGCGGCAAATAGCGTGCATTCGAGGTCGATTTCCGGAGCGGGTGGCGGGTTGCAGGGAAGCGGCGCCACGGGCGGGACTCCGCAAGGTGTAAGAGCTGTATTGGGCGCTTCCGCGCCGGTCGCCACGGCTGTGAGGCAGCCTGCGGGCCAATCTGCGTCAGGCGGCGGTGGGGCTCAGGGGGGTGACGGGACCGCGGCGGGCAATTTGGCGTCGGCGACGGCGCAATCGCCGGCTGCGACCGGCTCTGGCGGCGGGAGCCAGGCTGGCGGCGGTGGCCCGACCGAGGGCGATGTGTATTTGGACGGCACTTTGGTCGGGCGTTGGATGGCGCGAACATTGGCGCGGGCGGCTGGGCGGCCGGCGAGCGGTGGCGCCGCGTTCGATCCGACGCGGAGCCGGTTGCCGGTTGGCGCCATGATTGGAGCGTAAGAGATGGGCCTCTCCCTCGGCGGCATCGTGTTCGCGGATTTTGAGCTGCCGGCGGTTCTTACGTTCGGGGGTGCGCAATCCCTTGCGGTTTATCGATTGCCCGGGGGTGCTCGCGTCGTCGATGCGATGGGACCGGACGACGCGGAC